TACACTACATCTCTACACGTGTGACTAACAATTATTTGTTTTTCACATTTATAATATCTTGTAGTAAACGAATTTATGTTGTGACAAGTGTACATTTCTACTATATTATTTATTTTTAAATTCATATATATTATCTGTTAGTAGTCTAATTTATGTTGTGACAAATGCGCGGTGGCGAGTGGCGATGCTATACATCGTGCTATACACGCTTGCGCGTGTTGCTACCAGCACTCTGCATTATCTGCAGAATGTTGGTATGTTATTAGTATTTGTGTATGACTTATACTTTTGGAAACAAGACATGTTATCAAATCTTTCTTTGTTACGAGTATATACTTCGTCATGATTGTATGTTACTTGTTTACCTTTTTTAGTAGTAAATGTTATTACTGTGTTAGTACCGATTAGTGACTTTCTGATTACGAATCTTTTAGTGATTAACTTGTTTAATTTGTTTGACATAATTTATTTATTTTAGTTATTATTTATATATATTATCTATTGTTGTACTTATTTATATTGTGAGTAATTTATATTCCTATTTATTTAACTCACATATATATTATCTGAGCACAGTCGAGTTAGTGTTGTGACTAGCGCAGGTAAAAATGCTATACACTCCGTGCTATACACGTCGCGTACTGCTTCGCCTTCGGCGAGGTTAGCACAGCAGTGCTGTAGTAAAAGCTAAAAAGTTTTAAGCAAGTGTGTTGTTGTTACGATACATAGTAGCAAGCATAGCGATAAGAAAGCAGAGGCAAAAGCGATAAACGTAAAAGCAAATTAAAAATAAAAAGGCGGGGCTGCTTTTTGTACAAACGATTTTACAAACAAGGCGTGGCCGTAAAAAAGCGGTGCAGAACTATACCCCAATATAAGTAAATATCTTTTTTTCTATGTGATAATAGTAAATATGAATTCACCAATAAAAACACGTATAGGAGGCGTTAGCCAGAGTCTTAAGCAGCGGCCTAAATTTAATTATGATGCTAATTTAGGCGGAGTAAGTGAAGATAACTCTGTGTTTTTATTTAATGGTAACCCGTTTGACAGCGAGTTTTATAACCAAAAAAAGGAAACAAAACAAAATACTGAAGACAAAGATAAGCAATTAGAAATGTCAAACATGTATGAAACTCAAACGCAAAAATATAATACTAATTATGATAAAATATCATCTAGGTATGGAAATTATTCTACAGAAGAAATAACAAGTGATTTATACGACTACGATCCAAATGTTTCACCTATAGATATATTTAGTAAAGGTGGTAAAGATGATTATCTGCTTTTAGGAGATGGAGGACTAGATATAGGTACTAGTAGTTTATATGTAACTGGTGATAATCAAACAAAAACATTACACCAATATGGTAACATAGTAAAAGACAATATAGATGCAGATAATTACACTGAAACAATAAATATAACGGCTGTAAATCACCCATTGTATGGTAAAACGTTTGTAAGAAACATGACTAAAAACAAACAATACAAAACAGATCAACCTATAATAGATCTTAATAATTTCTTAAGTAATTATAAATACAAAGGTACTATGGGTGTTTTACAAGAAGCTAAAGGTAATTGGTTTGGTATACGAACATCATCAGAAGATGAACAAGGTCGTAAATATAAATCACAATGGGATGATGGAAGGCCTGATACTTCAGATCTTGTACAAGCCGTTAAAGAAGGAAGATTTAGAGATAAAGATGGAAACGAGCTTAGTGAAGAGCAAAAACAAGAAATTATTAATAAATATAAAGAGTTCTATAGTAATTATATGAATACAGAAAAAGTTGTTTCTACAGAAGTAAAATAAAAACAAAATGGCAAAGCAAAAACTATCACCTAAAGCAGCGGCAGCTAAAAAACGTAGAGATATAGCTATGGCTAAAACACCGGTACGTAAAGCTAAAAAAGCACAGAACCAAAGAATAGGCCAAAGAAGTGATAGTGATATTCATCATAAAAACGATGGATCAGTAATAAGAACAAGTATTAAAAAAAACCGAGGCAACTTTGGCCGAGGTACTAAAAATGAAAATAACATGAAAAAGAAAAGTGCGCCAACTAAGTTTGGACCAAAAAGAAAAACTACAAAAAAGAAACTACCAGTAGATCCTCTTGATATAAAAGGTAAAATCACAAAAACAGCTGATGCTGCTGACAAAGAAATGAAAAACCTTATTTCAAATGTTAAAACAATAGCAAAAACAGATGTGCCTAAAGCAATTGCTAGTGATGCTAAAAAACTATTAAATAAAGTTGGTGATTTTATTAAAACAAGCAAATCAACAAGAGTTAAAGGTACAGGTTTCTTTAAAATGAAAAGAAGAAGTGATGGAAGTATGGCTAAATTAAAAGACCAGTCGTTTATGAAGCGTATGAAAATGATGAACGAGGCTTCTTCACCAATGAATAAAGAAAATAAAATTGAAAAAATACCAACAATAGGCCCTAAACCTATAGATATGAAGCCTTCTAAAGAAGCTATGGAGGGTAGACGAATGATTAATAAGGAAAAACAAGATAGAGAGTTTAAGATGAATCTAGCTAAAAAAAATCCAGACGTATTTTTTAAAGTGTATAATCAATCGCCTAGCGAGTATTTAAGCTCTTTGCCATACGGCTAGAAAATTAAATTAACCAAATTATTAACCAATACATAAAACCAAAATGACTTATTTGTATTACAAAAGTTCGTATACCACGAACACAACTAAACCTAATGAAAAAACTATTGAACAGTGGAAACATCTTTCAGATAAAAAAAACTGGAGGATAACACAACTAGCAAATGGTTTTTACCAAACAGAAGTATCTGAGCCAGACAATAAAAGCTGGCACGCAGTTACAAGAAGAGAAACAGTCGAAGGCGCTGAAACAGCAATTGACGGTAGCATCGACCACTTCTCTAAAAAACTAGAAGCCGTAAAAGGCCCAAAGGTTATAAAAACATTTGAATAACAACTAAATTAAATTTAATTAAATGGAATACAATATACCTAGCGATATTGTCAAAGACTTAAACTTTGGTGATATTGCTAAAAGCAAAATTATAGCTGGTGTAACGAAACTAACACAAGCCGTAAAATCCACATTAGGCGCTAGCGGTAAATGCGTTATATACGAAGATGGACGCGGCAAACCGGTGATCACAAAAGATGGTGTAACCGTGGCAGAAAGCGTAGTCTTATATGATCCGGTTGAAAACATGGGGGCTACTTTAATTAAAGAAGCAGCAAGAAATACTGTAAAAGAAGCAGGCGATGGTACTACTACGGCTACAGTTCTTGCTGAAGCTTTAATAAAAGGTATAAATGAAGAGCAACAAAATAATATTTCTGTTAGAGATATTAAAGATGGTGTTTATTCTGGCCTTGATAAAGTAAATAAATATCTTGATAAAATAAAAATTGAGGTAAAAGACGATATGTTAGATAATGTAGCTGCTATCAGCTGTAATAATGATAAAGAGTTAGGTGCTATTATTGCCGATGCATACAAAAAAGTAGGTAGTGACGGCGTAGTTTTAATGGAAAGCTCTGAAACTGATGAAACATATGTTGAATTAGTTGACGGTGTACAGCTTGAGTGTGGTATTACATCACCTCATTTTGTTACAGACACAGAAAAACAACGCGCTATACTAGAAAATCCACTTATATTAGTAGTTGCATCGGAAATACCTAACATTAGAAAGATACAAAACATACTAGAGTTTGTTATTAAGAACAATAAATCACTTTTAATAGTAGCTCCGGTGTCACAACAAGTAAAATCTGCGCTTTTAATGAACAAAGTTAAAGGCAATATTAAAGTAAACATCATAGATCCACCTGGTTTTGGCCCTACAAAGCAAGATACTATAAAAGATTTAGCAATTTTAACAAACGCTACTGTAATTAACGAAGAATTAGGTGATGATTTAGACGGTATATCATTAGATATACTAGGTGAAGCTGAAAAAGTTGTTACAGATGATAAAAATACAGTAATTACGCTAGAAAATATTGATGAAAGCGTAAAAGAACGTATTAAAGAAGTAAAAAAGCTGTACAAAGCAGAAAAAAACGGCTTTTTAAAGAAAAAAATACAACAAAGAATAGCAATGTTATCAGGAAGCGTAGGTATTGTACGCGTGGGAGCTAATTCTAAGGTTGAATTAAAAGAAAAACGCGATAGAGTAGAAGATGCTATCTATGCTACTAAAGCTGCTTTAAAAGAAGGTATTGTACCTGGCGGTGGTATAGCGTTATTAAATGCTTCGCAACAAATAAAACCTAGTAACATAGGTGAAAAAATATTATTAAAAGCTATAGCATCACCATTTACAACTATAATGGAAAACGCAGGGTTACCTATAAATGTTAACATTGTAGAAGGTACTGGTACTAACGTTGTAACAGGTAAAATTGTTAATATGGTAGAGTCTGGTATTATAGATCCTGTACTTGTTACTAAGACAGCACTTAAAAATTCTATTTCTGTGGTGATTACTATTATATCAGCTGATTGTGTAATATCAAACATACGTATCAATGAAGGCAGTTAATCATTACATAATCATAGATCCTATTAAAAACGAACCTAAAAAAGTTGGTGGGTTAATTTTAACAGACGAAGTTAACGAGGATAACAGATATTTAAAAGCAAAAGTTGTATCTGTTGGGCATGACGTTGTAGGTATAAAAGAAAACGATGTTATATACTACGATAAACACGCAGGCCACGGTATACAACATAAAGATAAATTTTACGGCGTTATAAAACAAAATGACGTTGTACTTATAGATTAGACCTAAACCACAAACAATAAACCTTAAACTTAAAACATAAAATTAACCTAATTATTAATTAAAAAAAAAGAAACATGAAAACTAAAATGTTAATTTTCCATGCGTCAGCTGTAGATTCAAACTCTGTAACAAGTGCTGATGATGGAGCAAACCTAGACTTAGCTGCTTTTGATCCTGCTAATATAACTTCAATAGCTGCTGAAAACAATGGTTCTGGATTAATTTACATTTATTTTGCAAATTCTAACAGATTTGAAGGTGGGCCAGTTGGTTCAGCTACTGAATTATTAGAGCAAGCTTTTGTAAGATTAACTTGTACTTCTGGTAAAGAAATAGATGTTGTAAAAGATCTTACAGCTTTAGCTTGTGGTACTGCAAGTTATGAAAATCCAGTTGTTGTGTTTGACGCTATAAACTCTGTTTATCCTATCAATCACATCACAGCTATTCAAATTAGACGTCATAATACTACTGTAACAGTAGGTTCTGATAGCTAATAAATGCGATTAACCGCGCAGGATCTGCGTGAAATGAATATCCTTAAGTATTACAGGCTCACTAGAAAGTGGGTCTGTAAAACTTACGGGTTAACTGACGCAGAACTAGAATTATTAATTTACTTAGA